TTCCATCATCATTATAAATAGACAAGAACGAGAACCGTTTGAATACGATTTTATTTATAATGGGCATTTGAAATATAAAATACAAGATAGTAATGACGATGGGCGTTTGAAAGTCGGTAATAATACTATCAATCGTGTTTCTGCGTCGTTTCTTATCTTCGTATTCACGTAGGTTCTTTTCGGTTGTTTTCTCGTGGTCTCTAACGTAATCGTCCAAGTCTTTCTGCTTTGGAATGTAGTTAGGTTGCACGCGTTCATCGTGAGAATATGCCGTTGTATCGTGTTGAATATCACGTGACGGTAAGCGCTGTTGTTGCATTGCATTTAATTGTGCAATATCTGTCTCTGACAATTGCTGCGGTACGGGAGGACGCATTTGTGGGATATTATGTTGCTGCAATGGCGCAGTCGTATCTTGTGGCAGGTCAATAATCGGATTTTTATCTGAAATGCCATATGGATTAGGGTGCACATTGATTGGTATGTAATTGTTAGGCATCTCGTGTGGTTTACCCGACGGGGCATTTCCATTGGGTAGGTCAGAAATTCGCGTAAATGAATTGTCCATTTGACTATACAATAATGGATAACAATAATGTATAGTTTTTACGAATATACGACGTTTCGTTTATTCGGCGGTTACAGCATGTCCAGAGACGTCAATAATTCGTTTCGTGGAATCGCATCTTCCTGGTTCGCTCTTGTATTTATAACATTTCTCATTATGCTTAAATGTTTTATCTTCAATGTCTTCAATTACGGGTCCGTTAAACACGATGCACTTTTCATCGGCACAGGTTTTTCGGAATAATGTCGCTAAACCGAGTCCCAACATGATGGAAATGAGTATTTGTCCAGTGGGGGTAGTCAACAGTCTTTTAAAATTCATTGTATACTATAAACGATGATAATATACAACCACTAAATAGTAAATGAGCGGTTCATATTAGGATTGAACAGGCACCTTGGTAATTTCACTTTCATTCTTAGGACAAGTGACCTCCGTTTGCTTGAACGAGAAGCAAGTATCCGTCTTGTCTTTGTATTGTAAAACGCCTACATTCTCTGGCGTGGGATACACATATATCTTTCTCGTATCAGGCATGGTGATATAAACTGCGAACAAGCCAAAGGCTAAACTTAGAATGAATACGTCTAGGCGTATAAATTTGAATATGCTCATACTGCAATCAACTAAATTATACGCACATTTTTTTGCATTCAAAAATATTGTTTATTTCTTATGCTTCTTCTTTTTCTTTGGTTGAGTAGATAGAGAATTCTTTAATGCCTTCTGCTTATCCTCCTCGTCCATCTCTTTCAACAAATCTGGATGAATAAAGCTCTTTTCTTGGGCGGCTTCTCCTTCTAATCTAAATGTGTACGTATCTTGTGTAGTTCCTGGTTGAAGAGAGTACTTTGCTGCGAGTTGTCTCTGCATTTCCGCGTGAGCACGTTGTTGTTCTTCGCGTCTCAATTGTTCGGCATGTTCTTGTAGGCGTTTTATTTCTACTCTACGCTTTGCATTTTCCTTCAATTTCTCTTTCTTTTCCATTCTGTCAATAGCATTTGTGTCGAGACGAACATTTTTCCCAAGACCGCCCATGCCGCCCATTGCTGCGGCAAGACCGCCGAGACCTCCCATTCCTCCAAGGGCTGATGCCAGACCACCTAGCCCACCCGTTCCCTCTGCCCCACCTCCGCCGCCCATGGCACCCATAGCAGACGCAAGCCCGCCGAGACCACCCATGCCCTTCGCCATTTTCTTAAACATGTTATTCAACTCGTCATTTCCGCCAGCACCTTTCATCTGATTAATAAGGTCACCAGCTTCCTTCATAATTTCCTCGCGTGAGATTTCCCCGCTCTTCATTTTTGCATCTAACTTGCCGCCCACAGTCTTCATTAGGTCCATAATTTTCTTCGGATTTTTCATTAAGTTCTTAATAACATCTTGCGGGTTCTCTGCATTGCCTGCATCTGTGCCGAGCAAATCAGCAAACTCCCCTGATATTTCTTCTGCCATTTCCTTTGCGAGAGACCCGATCTTTCCGTTAAATACTGACTTCAAATGATCTTGAATATTATCCATATTTGGCATACCATCCATCTTACCAAACGCGGATTTGCTGCTATCTTCGGCGGGGGTCTCGGCATCAGCCGATGGTGTATCCATATTTTTAAAGAAATCAGTCAGTCCACTCATCGTCTCGCTGAGTTTTGAATGTAACTCTTTCTCGTCAATTCCATCAAACATATTCATTGTATCTCCAAACGTGTCCTTGTCTTTAACCTCGCCGATTACAGTGAATAACATCAATTGCAGATATTTCCAAATAGTCTTTTTGGTATTATCGCTCAGACCATCGGTATTATATAGGACCTTAAAATCCACATTCGGTAAAAAATGAACATTTACTTGACTTTCCGCCGAAAATATATCATCGTTCTGGTACAAAATATCAAAGAATCGTTCGGGATATACCTTCTTGCAGTGCGCAAACACACGGACAATCAAGTCAGTAGACAATACAGGAACAGTCATCTCATTCCACAAATCAACATATTCTGGGAATGTAAGAGATAAGTCCTTTGTAAAGTCTGTGATAAGAGAGGTAAAATTGGTGGGAATAGTCGTATCTTCCATAATAAGAGTACAACCAATGTTTTATTTAACTCATTTGTTGTGTAAAATATAATATGTCAGAAAATTGAAAACTTTTTATGCGACATTATAATTGCATCAACAACCAGCAAGTATAAAATGCCAAACCAGATTATGAAGATATATATTCCCCGCATATTGGGCGGGATTAACTCCAAGATGTTGAAAAATACATTTCACCGATTGGCCATTGGCGATGCATATTACATTGATATGCATCGCAAGGTAAACGAGAACAATCACGTATACTACTTTGCATTTTTAGAAATAGAGATGTATGATACCTCCACCGCAAACAGCTTATTGACCAGACTGAATAATAGTAGATCGGTAAATTTGACATATGACGAAGAAGCTGGACAGTACTGGGAATTAAAGAAGCACGTTCCAAAGAATGAACGAAAGCAGCAGCAAGAGAGCAAGATGTCATCAGTAATGCCCGTACTATATGAAACATTTATGTCAGCATTTGAGCACGCGGGGATAGTCGCGCCGACGAAAGAGGAAGAACCAGTAGAAGACACATTCGATTACGACGCCTATTTGCAAGACAACACATTTAATATGTGGGATGATAAATACAACTTTTGGCAATCCGTCTAATAATATGCAGACATCTAGCAAAATGCAAACGCAAGTCAAAAATAAAAATAAAAATAAAAATAAAAACACAGCAACAAACTACCAAAAACAAAATAAAAAAATCTGTATCGTCAGATTTTTTTTATCCGTGTAAAATATACAATTTGGCAAATGTCGTATTCGCACACATCCGAATTGACCAAATTACAAAACAATTTTCAAAATATCTGGATATTGAAGGATGAAATTGTCAAGGCAAAGCAAACTATTGCTGGAAAACTAGCCCATCTCAAAACTGCATATAGCGAATTAACGAAGAAAAACTCAAAGAAAATGTACTTATTTTGCTTGGATACATTTTTCTTTCAGTACAAGACATATTCCATTGAAATGGACAACCTAGACAAACATCGCATCCTATTGAACAATCGAATGTACTGTGACTACTATAAATTGTACGTTTTGATTACTACATACTTGAAGGAGAACGCAGAAGAACTAGATATAGAACAAGTGGATATGCGATCATTTAACGCATATAAAGACCTAGAACCCTATCACGAATATAATTTAGACGATATAAAAGTGCTACATACGACTATATTGGGGTTTATTAAACATTTGCAATCCAGATATGATACAAACGAATATAATATACGCAATTATAACGCAAAGAACAGGGCGGGGTTCTCTGTTTCCAATTTTTTAAATACAATGGAGTTTGAGAACATGTTGGTGAAGCAACAGATATCTCTTTATCTGAATTACATTGCATTTTTTCACATATCCCAACAGAAACAGTTAACGCGTTTATTGGCAAAGCTACAAGAATTTGATAATGACATTGAAACAAACCTTAATGTAAACGGCCTATGTTCTATTGATGATATTGAGAATACAGAACCGATTAATGATTTCTATAAAATGGATGAAGATGGGTTGGTGCCAACCATATCACAATATAGCAGTTCCGCCAAGCTAGATGTAATTCAACAAATCAAATTTGAAATGATAGAGGAAGTGAAGCCAGATATCGTCCAGACCGAGGTAGCCATATCAGATGAAGCGCCAACAGTTTAGTTAGATCGTCGGGGTTGTAATTACAATATTGCCGAATGCATTTTATTTTGTGCGTTTATTATATAATTAGTAAGTAATGCCTGAAAAAAAACCGCCAGACGAGTTAAGTTTAGATACTCCGAGGGAACCTAGTAGCAATAATGCTGCTGTTGATAATAAGTCAATGGCAGGAACTGGTGATATTGATATAACGATTGTTGAATGGTCGCCAGACAACGAGAAAATAATGATTGAATGGTGTGATGTAGCACAGTGTTATAAATGGTTAAACTATCGTTCGCACGGCAAGTTATCTACGATGCACGCTTGGTTTACTATACCCGCCATTGTCCTATCTACGATAAGTGGTACTGCGTCATTTGCACAGGAAAGTTTTCCTGATAATATAAAATCATACGCACCTGCTATCATTGGTAGTATTAATATTTTTATTGGTATTCTGACCACTATACAGCAATATCTGAAAATATCGGAATTGAATGAAGCACATCGTGTATCGGCTATATCGTGGGATAAGTTTGCGCGTAATATACGTATTGAACTGGCGAAGAAACCAGCAGAGAGAGATAATGCGGGACATTTTTTGAAACAATGTCGCCAAGAATTTGACAGGTTAATGGAAACCAGTCCATCTATAAATGACAATGTCATTGACGAGTTCACCCACAAATTTAGCGGAAAACCAGGAACAGATAAGAGAGTTAGGTTTGAGCGATTGAGAAAACCAGACATATGCGATACAATAGTAAGTGTGGATGAGACGCGTAATAAATGGTATGAACAACTGGCTGGATTGCCAACCGATTTTACAGATAAGGTAGATGATGCTGCAGTGCGAGCAAGAGATAATTTTATATTGGAACAAAAGCAATTAATTGAAGAAAAGGAAGCAGAACTTGCACGTCATCTTGAAATGCAACAAAAAAGTGTACGAGTGCAATTGGAGAACGTGGAGCGGGCATCACAGTTGCGCAAGGTACAAGAAACGTATTTTAATGAACAAGTTGCGATAATTAATACATACATCAATGGTTATAAGAATATATACGTTAGAACTCCAACTGCGAACGAATTAAAGGAATATTTTGCAACTATAATAAGTGCAGATATATTAGATAAATTTTTAGAAACATACGCATAAATGCACAACCAATAACAATATTTTATAAAACTGAAATATTGTTATATTTCCAAGAAGAGATCCATATTCTTTACGGACCAATATTCAACACCCTCCGAGAAGAAACATACGCATGCATTATCTGTAATTAACTCATATTCTGCATTGACAAACGGTTCGTGTAATACATATGTTGCATCGTGATGAAATAATACATATCGTTTCAGCGACGGCGTTTCTGCGGCATCTAGCGCGGTACTAGTAAACAAGTACCCATTTCCAACGGCGGGATGATATACTTTGTCACTTATCATAGATACAGATGACTGGTTAGCATCTATGGATTTAACATTTGCATATTCGTCATTTACGCTTTCGCACAAATATAATCGTATGGGGCAATGTGTCGGTTTGTGCGTTTTGTCATCATAAACATAAATGAGTGCCCGATTTGCGGCAAATATACTGGATACTGCATCTTCAATCTGCAAATCTAATGCACGTTTTTTATTTACAAGTTCATCAATGATGCAATTTGTATGGTTATCCGAAAATTCCGCCGTTAATTCAATTTCAGTAACATCAAAGAATACGTATATATTGCCTGCATTTTCAACAAACCCTTTGTAGCATTCCGTACGAATGTCTTCTGTATTAACGAGATATTTTTTTAGATATTGAGAACCTTGTTCATACAAAAAATCAGACGAATCGATAGCGTTTTCGGGCGCCGTTATTTCGGTCGTAACTTGGTCATCTACTTCCAAGTCTATTGGCGGAATATAATCAATGTCATCATCGTCCGCTGCATCACCTTCCCCACACTCCGCATTTACTGTCCCAATCACGTATTCAATAATTTTTTCCATTGATACGGGAATAGATAATATATTCCAACTCAAAACTGTTACAACGAGACGTTCTTCGGGGAATATCAACAGCATTTGTCCGCCCATACCAGCACTTGTCCAAACAATTCGCTTATTGTCGGGTCTGTGGTATAACCACCATTGGTATCCATATGAGAATGCCTTATCTGCTTTATTTTCAGGCACGCTTGATGCGAGTGAATCAGTTATCCAAGACTTGGATACAATCTGCTTACCTTGCCAGACGCCATCGTCAAGAATGAGATGGCCGATTTTAATTAGGTCTGGTCCACTCATAAAAAGCCCACCTTCTGTATCAGTAGTGCCGTCATAACTACGCTTCCAGTGATAATTAATTCCAAGTGGCGCAAATAAATGTTCTCCTGCATAGGCATCAATGTCTTTTCCAGTCTCGCGCAAGAATATGTGGGCGAGCAATTGGCTTGCCCCACTTGAATAGTTGAAATCCTTACCTGGCTCACTTACCATCGGTTTGTTTATTGCGTAGGCTACCCAGTCATCTGTTCCCTCCATTTTGGACGAGTCGCTACGTTTGTCGGCGTAGGGAACTTTTTCCTCCCATTCCAAGCCACTGGTCATTGTCAGCACATGTCGTAGCGTCATTTTTCGTTTACGGTCGTCAATATTCAACACCTTTGTTTCATCAAACCAATTCAAAACGGGAGTATCTAGTGGGGCACGGAAGTCGCCGCGAGTGATTGCAACACCAAATACAATGGAAGTAATGGTCTTCGTAATAGACTGTATGCTGTGCATTTCGGATCCTTGCTTGTACGGATGCAGCAAAGAGTCAAAATAATTATATGGTCCAGTTAGGCGTTGATTTAGTGGACCAACCTGACTGGCTTCCGTCTTGTAAATGGCACTGTAATCTCGCGGGTATCGTCTTGAAAATGCACGCTTGCCGCACCTAAATATTTCAATCAAGTCTACCATTCCGTGTTTGCCATCAGCAATTTCTTTATCAAGTGCTTGCAACTTGACTGGATCTAGTCCAACTGATTCTGGTGCGACAATTTCTGCATTGTCATTATTTAAGTCGCCTCCACTGATTACAGGAACTGCGTTAGGGAATGCCAACGAATTATTATTTTTTACAAGATGATATGAAATATATGGCACCGATAAGTCATTTTGTTGCGTATACGCGCACATAAATATTGGCGGATGGTTCTCCATATCATATTTGAATTCTCTTGATAATGGATCATCGCCCAGATACGTATATGTATTTATTGGTGCATCCTCTATATTATATTGTGGAGACGCATCGACTGTATCTTCAGGTACACCTATAAAACCGACAGACGTATTAATATTATCTGTTGTCACGTCTCGCGTTTTTGTCATAAACTTATTTCTTATAAGTATTCTTGAATCAATAATGTTAGACATAGTTTTGTTGTATACATTATACGCTGTAATTTTTATCGTGAGACGTAAACTAATAAAAAAATAATATAAAGGTGAGTTCATAATAAATTGTATAATTAGCACCAGCTATAACTATATTTAGGACCTTTCCTAATCAATACTTTCTAAATGACAGAGACTGACGAAATGACTATCACCAGCGAGTATGCTGACTTTCAGCCTGTGTATAAACAAGACGATTATACGCTGGCTAGTGAAAGCAGTGTAACATCTGAAACAAGCCCAACTAAAAAGAAGCAGCGAAATTACATGGATGCATATTTGCTGAATGACAAGTCGTACCACAAGATGACCCGCAACGGCGGTTCCGCTGATGAAAAGGTTGGAGTTTATTCAACGGGCACAACTCCTGGTTCAAGCATCCGCGATGCAATTACTGGCGCAACAAGCCCAATGTATCGAGTTGGAAGCATCTACGAAGATCTATTCTTTAAGGTATGTTTTGCGACAGGAGAATTTGGCAGTGAGCCAAAGACGATGTTCTTTGATTGTCCCGAACAATATGAGCGCCACTTAAATGCAAATGTGTCTCAAACAATCAAGGATCGATGGACTAGCAAGTTTGCGTCTGCGCGCAAACTCCTAGAAGGTGAACAGTAATGTCGCAATTTAGGAATTTGTTATATCCAGTCAGTAAACAAAAATATATTTATAATATAACTAAAATGTACGACGCACCCATCCCAATGATAAATTATGTACTAGCAACTATTACTGCATCAGTATTGGCATATGCGACTGCAATGGATATTACCAATAATGAGATAGACGGTTCAGCGACTGATAATTTGCCACCAATCGGCGATAGTTATACCAAAGAACCTGAACCAGAGAAAATAGAAGAAAACGTGCCTGAACCAGCAGCGCCTACTGCGCCAGAAGCACTAGTAGCAGAACCAGTGCCAATGGCAAATGCAGAGATTGTACCACAACCTGAAAAAAGTGGTCCAGCATTCGGAGGGAAGCGTCGCAACTCAAAAATAAAAAAAACGAAACGAAATGTACATAATAATAAAAAACGCAAACAGACGAGAAATAAGAATCGTAGTAAATAAATAATTAGAAAATTGAATTATATTACTTAATTGCAAAACAAGTAACATAATTTAACCAATATGACGAGTAACGGATTACCATTTATTTCAAATGTAACCCCGCAATGTGCGGGTGACATAATTGCAGTCGCAAATGGCATTCGAAATGCCGCAATAAACCCAATAAACAAAATATATGTATCAGTTGGTGGCAAATACAACGCGAGAGCAGTGCAAATCGGCAGCGAAGGGACCATAATCCCGACCAATTCATTGTTCCAAATGTTCCCTCATTTCTTGCAAACGAGAGAACCTGACCCAGACGATCAATGTTTGATAATAGCAATAGATGATTTTCATAACGTACAAAATTTAGCAGACAATATTGCATTGTTGCAACTGCACAAAACCCCGAATACGTACATTCTATTATGCAATATGCTTTGCACCAAACCATTTATGACAAGTTTTATGGAAGAGTTACTAGAATTTGTGCGACATACAAATGTATCCAACAACAATTTTATGATATGCAATTATATCAAGTTTCTAAATACACCAAACGACATTGAGCGAAGGTCGGCAACCAGCATTCCCGATGCGATACAGCGGGTATTGAATTTGGAACAGAATTCGCTATATTCAGATTGCTTTTACGATTGGTTTGGATACAATCAGGTAAAATACAACTATGTATGTTGCTATAAATATCGGAACCAGGTCAACTATGCATCATTGCACAAATTAGAAAAAATATTGAATGATTTAACCCGCGACCCCAGTGCAAAAATTACCGTCCGCAACTATGCGGAAACCAATTTCTGGGATAAGATATACGACATTACTGGTTATGGCATTGATAAGAATAAAATATCAATGTCATTGCGTGACTGGTTTATTTATAATAAAAATTTGAAATCACAAACCTCAACGTAGAAGAGCTAAACAATTTTGAAAGAATTGTCTCACTTTTAATTTATCTGCTCCTCCAACTCCCTCGTCAGGAACAAAACTATTATTTCCTTTTTTATAACAAAGTATGGCGGGAACGCCATTCACCATTTTTTTCATTTTTAGAAATGCATACAAGTCAACACTTACATCAATATCCACCATCACGCATTGAACATTGTCTGGCATAGAATTGAATCCAGCCATAACATCTTGTTCAATCATTTTGCACGGCCCACACCAATCTGCCCCAAATTTGATAATTACCAACCCAGGGTTTTTGAGAAGTAGGGTTGCAAATTCTTGTCGGTCACGCAAATTAGTAATAATAGGAAGTCCCATTATGTATTATATAATATACGTCCTTATGTTTTTATCTTGTTTTCGGAATAAACTAGGTAAAAATAATATCGTAAAATGGTATACTACGAATGTCAGTTAATGAAAAGAGCCACAATTTAGATATACACATGTACTCACTAAAAGATTTATTAGCGCTATTTCACACTGATTATAACATAAGTTTGGAAGATTTAAAAAGAGCAAAAAAACAGGTATTAATGACGCATCCAGATAAGTCCAAATTGCCAGCAGAATATTTTTTGTTTTATAAAAAGGCATTTGATATCGTGGTTAATTTTTATAATAACCAAAATAAACAGACACAAAAACCCAGCGCAGAGAACACGACATATGTTCCTACTTCTGTATCTGATAACAATAAAAACACAACAAAACAAATCAAGTCGGCGATTACCAATATGAATGCTCGGGAATTTCAAGACAAATTCAATACCATATTTGAGAACAATATGGTAAAAAAGACAAATAGTTCTCGCAATGAATGGTTTTCCAAGGACGAACCTGTATTTGATAACCAAGAAGACGTGAATGCGAAAAACATGGGACAGATATTTGATAAAATTAAGGAAAAGCAATCTGGTTTAGTTAGATATACAGGTGTGAATAATTTAGTAGTGAACAGCGGAAGTGGGAGCAACTTTTACGAGGAGGATGAAGATGATGATACTTATGTTACGAGTGACCCATTTAGTAAATTGAAGTTTGACGATTTGAGAAAGGTCCATAAAAACGAAACAGTGTTGGCAGTTAGCGAACGGGATGTTAATAAGGTGAAACAATATGCATCGGTTGACCATTTTATGCGAGAACGCGGCAATCAATCACTAACGCCAATAGAAAAACCAGAAGCAGAAAAAATGTTATCAATGAAAGAACAACAATATAGAGCGCGAATGATGAATAAAGAACATTCCTCGCATTTACAGACAATACAATATGCTGAAAAAAATAAAGCGGTTCTCTCGCAATTTCTGCGATTGACCAATAGTACTAATTAAATTGCGCCCATTGTTGTTTCATGAACCACTCCTTCTCCATATCCAACATTAAATGGCTATAATCAACAGTTTGTTGTTCCACGTCACTATAATTTTCATATTGAATGGTCGTGAGTGGCGTTATAATGTACCAAAAGTATTGCATTTGAAGCTTCTTCCAATATATATCAATCGCATATTCTCGCTTATTTTGCGGGTCTTTTAACAACAATTGCAGACCTGTTTTAAAATTGTCTATCAAAACGTCGTACATATTCTGTTTTACTATATAACCAGTGGTTGTTTGGCAATTGAAAATGCGAGAGCAGTAATCAGTTATCGCTTGATATGGTGGACAGTTATTGCCGCCTATAATTAATATATCCCACTGTATAGTTGCATTATTGTGAAACTTGGTTAGGTTTTCACGTAGAAGTTCAGGCTTTAAGAAAGTAATGTCATCTTCGCATATAAATACGTGTTCGTAGTTGCGGGATTTTGCCAGTTCTAGACATTTGATGTGACTAAGTGTGCATCCAATTGCGCCTGACGACATTTTCACTGCATCCACTCTCTCTGGCGTTAGTCCGAATTTGCCGAATTCGCTAATAACGTGTTCCAGGCGATCCGTGCGACTGGCGAGATTAATAAACAGTGTATTTGTAAATAGTTCCATATTTATAAATACTGACGAGAAACGTCTATATTTGTTTTGTACAAATTATATTAGTCGTTTTCATTTTCAACTGTTTCAACCAGTACATTGGGGTCAGGTCTTGGCGCGTACATTGAAGGTTTGTGCGCGGGCGTTGAAGGTTCTTGCTTAACTGGTTGATTTAGTCGTTCATTCGTGAATATGAGTTGGTTGGATAAATTTAGTATCATTGTTTTCAACGAGGATATTTCCGATTTCTGTTCAGTTAACAAATCAAGCAATTGTTTTGAAGTAATGTCGTCAGATGATTTTAAAATAGTATTATTGCTCGTGCTTTCTGGTATCAATTGAATATTTTCGGGAGGAACAGCATTCTTTGGCTGTTGCATTTGCGTAGTTTGCATCGGACTGATACTATTTGTATTAGGTTGTATGTTGTTGGATGGCAATGGATGGAGGTTCATATATGCATTTCGTTCTTGCATTTGTTTTTGGATTAATTCTTCCATATTTGAAATTGCAACGTCTTTCTCCTTTTCTCGAAAATCTAATGCGGCGGGCTTGGATTTATCCAATAAAGATTTGTATTCTTGTTGTTTCTGTAAAAATTGTTGCCTGTAAAGCTCTTCTCTGTTATTTTCAGGAATGGGAGGAGTCGGTATATTAGCGTAAGTCGGCAGTGCAGGTTCAGGTTCTGGTTTAGGGCGCGGTGCCATATTTTGTAAGCTTTGTATCATATACGTGAGAACTTCCTTGTTTAATTGGTTCAGTTCGGGCTTATCAATCTGTTTTCCCTTGTATGTGTTGTAAAAATGCTCCATTACGGCTCTAAACCATTGTTCTTTTTTAATGTGGGGGTTGGACTGAAAAAATTGGACAACAAACTGGTTATTATTCGTTATATCCCATATCAACTGCTGGTTCTCGGGATGGACCAATAATGACATTGTATATTGAATATAATGTCATACGTTTATATCTTTATCTTTCTAGTTCGTTTAGATTTTCTTCGTTTAGATTTTTTTCGGTTCGATTTTCTTCGTGTAACCTTTCCTCCTGGTTGCGCAACTAGTTTTATTGGGACTATTTTATATGGTCCGCGGTCAAATGTTAATTCTTTATCAAATGTTTTGAAAAATCCAGTAACTGCTTGCTCTGGGTCATCTCCACTATATGCCTTTAAATAATTAGATAATTCTGATAAAACATAATCGACTCGTTCTGAAATATGATCGTGGTTTAATTCATTCGCATTATATACAATCGTATTAAACACGTGTTCTGTATTTGGGTCCCTTACCGTTTTTACTAATACTGTTACGTCTGGTTTGTCTGTGTTCATATCTATACGTCTTCTATTATATTACGTATAGATAATTATGCATTAAAATACAACTCGCGAAATTTACTAATATACTTGTCTGGGATGCGTTTTTTCTTGAAGAAGTCAATTTGTGAATCTACATCGGTAAACTTATGCAATTCTGTTTTCCCTGTTAACATTGTTATTATGAAAAACAATGCGTAAACTCCACATTCAGTATTGCCAAATTGATGTTGCATTGGACTGTTCTCGTAGAATGTAATTTCTTTACCTATCTGAGAACATTGTTCTTGTATCCGCTCAACTAACTTTTTAATTTCATTTGGTATTGGGTCCCCCGCACTATCCAGATAAAATGCAAAATGGTCATCCAGGTCAACAAATAACGATACCCAATGAGAACCTGGTTCATCGTGTTCGTCTAAATTAAACACAATGCCGATTTTAGTTTTATTTACTGCAATCTGATGTTTTGCATTAAATTTGCATAATTCATCAGTAACGCAACTCTCGGCATTAGTCCCGCCAACTTTCTTATCAAAATCAATGGGTGTGGGGCGGATGGCACAGAAATGCGGGTATCGTTGCTCATATTGTCGAAGGACTTTGTATATGTCGTCAGTATTTAACCAAGTGTGTGGATTTTTCTTCCAACTTGCAGGTTGATCGGGTGCAAAAATATAATTATCCAGCGTTTTGCGAATATTGTTGTCTGTAATTAAATCTAACCAACAATCTTCTTTTGTGCACGTATTCAATCTGTTTTTAAGACTGATCCAAATTTTGGTTGGCGATAAGTCGTGGATTTTCGTCGACGGGTTAGTAGAGTTATAATATTCTTTCAGTTGCATTAGCACGTGGGCAGGAAAACAGCTACCCTTTACTGGTGCCATATCTTTGACCGCAGGGCTGCACATCATCTTTGTGAACTCGCCCTGTTTTCGTTTAGTTTTATTATTTTTCTTGCGTTTATGTGTTTGGCTTTTTCGCCCATTTTTATGTACCATTGGGTTCTCGTTTGTATACAATATATGTTTATATTTTCATCTGCTAAAACATTTGATTGTTAGACCTGCCGTTTATATTCTGCTTTTGTTTCACTACACGGCTGCCTCCCCAGAACGACTTCATAATAGGTTCAACTGGTTCATTTTGTTCAGATTCAGCTGCATTACTAGCATCCGCGTCCATACTTCCAAATAATACATCGTCTTCATCCGAGTGTTCGTTTGATTTATTTTCCAATTCCTTCATTTGAAAGTACTGAATAAGAGTTTTTACGTATCCATTGAATTCTTCATTTACGCTGGTGGTAATCTGTTTAGACGGATCAGAAAGCATTTCATTTGTAAGGTTCATTATTTTATATTTATATTTAGTAATCAATGCATTGTGTTTAACCATTTCTGCATGTTTTGTCGGATCAGCGTTCGCAATGTACCGTTTGTAATGACTTTTATTCATTAATAGTTCAAGTGTAAGTTTATCAAGCATTTCGTTATTATTTGTAACAATGCTTGCGCTGTCTGTTTCGACCTCTTCCTCAACCTTGTCCGTTTCCTGGTCCATTCGCAGTATATATATTAGATACGTTTTATATCGTCCTAAACCGCGTATAATGATTTTAGCATGTCAATGAAAAAGAAAATATATTGCTATGGTATAATATAATAATGTCATCAGTATTAGGCGGTCCATTCAATGGATATTCTGGAAAACAAACAGTGACGAATTATAAGGATAGCGAACAGACGATGTCCAGACGCGTGTTGCGTAGTGCGTGGAATACTAGATATGCGTATGGAACCGTAAATGGACTTAAGCGTGTTACTACGCCGTTTAGAGCCGTAAATAATTTAGGTGATTTCTTGTCGCGTACTAATTATGTATGCGGAGGTCCCAACCAAGTAAATGCGAGCAAGCCTGGAATGAAGGGACGAATTGGGTCTATCATATCTTCGTGTGACGCGACAGGAGTAGAGGCATCTGTGTGCAATCCCCGTTTTGTGCCCGACTCGTCCGATTACATTCGTTTCAAGAAGCAACAGGCAATGAACAAAAATTACAATGATTCCAAGAACGGCGGCGATGAATCCAATGGTTCATATGTAGCACTAATGGGTGTTAGACGGTAAATATTCTATAACCATATACTATAATAGTTATAGAACAGGATGTACAGAATGATGTTTAGTTTACAAAATCTAAATAACGGCGCCCTAGCTGCCAATAAAGCTATGCCTCAAAAAGACAGTACAAGTGATAATGCTAGTAGTTTTCAAATGGGGCGAAAAATGTACATTGATACCTTGCCCGAGCCAATTGAGCCCACTAAAAAGTGGATGCCAGCAGCAAGAGATGCGTCTGACATTGCGAGACGCAAACGAGTCGCCGCGCTGGGAAAAGGATCGATTAACGTAAATCCGAATCTTCTCGCATTTACCGAATATCGCGACGTAAATACTACAAATGATGCGTTGCGTCGTGCCCGCGCTGGCGGCTCGGTGGCCCCTGCAAAAAAGAATGCACAAACGTTCAGTCCAATTGTGCCACGATATGCGCCCGCGGTTCCTACTGGAAGTATCATTCCAAATAAATACCCAACTGTTTACCATTAAATAATTTTCGTGTCGTAGTGTATAGAATGTATTACAACTATTTAGTAGAG